CGCGAAACCGATTAAACGCGCCAGACATAGCCGTCGCGCCTTCACCGGAAAAAGTAAGCGCCAGGCTATCCGCGAGATCCGGCGAATTAAATCCGCGTTTCTTTAAATCCTGTTTACTTTCCGCTTTTATTTTTCCGGAGCTGGTAAACGTATAACGCAACGAGGTCAGCTCCGACAAAAGCTGACTATTCTTCGGGATCTTACACGACCGGTTTTCTAACCAGGCTTTTGTCTTAAACCAAAGCTCTGCGCGTAAATTTAAATAGGTTTCCTTCATGGACGGACTTTCGCTCACGTTGATAGCGCGAACCGGCACCCCAAGTTCATTAAGCCTGTCATAACATCCGGCCCCCTGGCCAATACTGTCGATCATTATTTCTAAGCTATCCTGCTCAAACGGCTCCAGGGCGTCATACTCAGCCTTCACACGGCCAACTGTCTGCATAAGGTCCAAGCCGCCCCAGGAGCGCATCTCAGTCACTACGGAGCCTCTACGCTTGCACAGAGCCGTTCTATCCCCTCCATACCTGGCCACGTCCAATGCCCAGACCATAGGCGTCTCAGGGCTCTCCTCGATGTCACGATGCTGCGCTGCCTCGACCAAATGAAACGGAATTATCGTGTCGTCGTCGGCCAGTGGAAATTCACCCATCACGCGCACCCTAAACGCGCTGGAATTCTCGCCGTAACGATCGCGCATCTCGTCGATAAACTCCTGGGCGACTAACGGGCTGTCCTGGCAGCTCCACGTCCTGGTCCACCAGCTCTTACGCATTCGGTTGTGGCTCTCAAAAAACGTACCACTCGAACGGGTAGGGTTCGACAGCATCAACGTCGTTGCGTTAACGGATGACATAGATCCTGCGCTGGCCTCAAATACGACCTCCGGAACTCCTGATGCCTCATCAATGACCAAAAGCACATTGTCGGAGTGCACTCCTGCTAGTGCCTCTCCGGCATTCTCAGCTCTCGCCGTCCGGCAAGAGATAAACGCTTCACTCGGCGCCGCTACAAGCTCTACACGATCAGATTTCACGTTGAGCAGCTCCTGGAGCTCCCTGGGCAATTCTCCTATCCAACGCTTTAGCTCAGCAAACATCGCGTCGAATAGCTGCGAGCTAGTAGGGGCCGTCACAACGACCTTGCAGGGAAATTTGAGCATCAAAAACCATAGCATTGACCAGGCCGCCGTTGTGCTCTTGCCACTGCCGTGACCCGAGCGGACACTGAGGCGTCTAGTAGGGGAGGCAACCTCTCGCAAAAATTCCGCCTGGTAGTCAAATGGCTCAACTCCAAGGATCTCCTGGACAAACCGCACCGGATCGTTTTGATACGTCTCGACAAACTCTTCCATAAAATTTTTAGTCGTCATTTTCGATAACCTTCGTGGCGTCCGGAACAGTTTTCATTTTTCGCAAAGCATCCAGGTGCATGTCGCCCAGGGAGATCGTGACCTCCGTCTGGCCGGCCTTTGTTCCGTACCTTGCCTGGTTCCAGGCTTGAGCAACAAATCGATGCTGGCCAGCCTTCTCCCTGGCAATCGCAACGTCAACCTGGTTGAGCTCCTTTGTCCTGGATCCTTCTTCTGCCAGGTCGCGTTCCATTTGCCGCTCTTTGCTCAAATTTTCAAAAATTTGAAAGCCCATCTCCGCGTGTGCGTCCGCCGCTTTTTCGCGTATCGCTTCAATCGCTTTGCTGTACTCGTCGTGATTGATGAGCAGCCGGTGAAGGTAGCCTCGGTTAAGATCTAGATCTTTTGCCAAGCTGCTTATGGTGCCGCCAGACATGAGAAAATCTTGCAGATAATCTGCCCCACCTCTGGTTTCGATCTTCTCCAATGCCTGGCGACGTTTTGGTCTTCCTGCCATGTTCAACTCCTGATTTTCTTATGTTATCCTATTTGGTTTTCTCTCGCCAAATTTTGGCGTCCGTGTGTGTCTTGACCTGGTCCAGGACGGGGGGCCAAAATCGTAGAGGGGGGGGTCATTTTTGTTCTATTTGCGACATTTTCGGTTTCCAATGGTTTTCGGATCCGGCCCAATATCGCGCAACCTATTGTTATCATTGTGCTAATCGGCGTTTTCATAAGTTTATCCTATTTCGCATAATTAGCATTATGTTAATTCTTGCCTCGCGCATGCGCGTGTGCGCGACCCCGTCGCCGCGTGTCGCGACGTGCTCAAAGAGGGCAGCGTGAGAGCAAAAGAACAATGGGAGAAGTATACCTCACGCTGCCAGGTTGCGGCTACCGACAGGGAGGAAACGATAGCCTGATCGAGGTAATATCTAATCATTACAACAGATCTCCGAGACCGCCAAAATTACACGTCATCCATTTGCAATCGGTAGGCGATGACCAGGTAGTTAATCTGATCCAGCAAGCTATCCTCATGGAAGCCGGTGTTATCCATCCTGGCAGCCTTGAGCTCTGCCATCATCCTGGCAACCTCGTAGGCTGTCAGCTTCTCGCCAGGCTTTAATTTGTCCTGGACGATTGACGTCCACCTGGTAGCGATCGTCTCGTGCAATGGTCGAGCGTCTCCGTAGCTGTCTTCACGATCCGTCAGGATATTATTCGCTCGGTCTAAAATTGTTTTATATTTCATCTTTACCTCGTGCTTTGTATTTCGCATAACCTCGGTCGCTAACCACGACGACGTAGTCTCGATCGATCAGTGACATGAGCTGCTCCAACATCTCGTCTTTTGTTTCGTCCATTGCTCCGGCTAACGTGTGGAGATCCATAACGCCCTGGGAACGCATGAACGTTAAAATGTGCAGCTCGTATCTGGACAATGGTTCCCTTGTTCTCCGGCGCTTCTTGTCATCGGGCAAGGCAGCTCTTAATCCAAGCTTGGCCCGTCGTCTCTCGAACTCCATCATCTGGACGCGCATTTTATCCTCGTCCATGTTCCAGCTCCCACTTGCGCTGGAGAATTGCCTTGCGCTGGAAATTATTCCAGCTCTTGAGATCCGACAGGTTAAGATGGCGCTTTCGATTAGCGATCGCTTCCAGCTCCACCAGATCTGTCACTGCGTTTAATAATCTAATGAAATCCGTTTCGCTCATTACAGCGTAATCAGGAGCTTTCCACTCCAGCCGTTTGAGATCCTCCTCGGTCAGCATTTCCATACCAAACCGAGCAACCCTACCAACCTACCAATATCTAAAGATATTTGGTAGTGGTGGTATAGTTGGCGTTGCCGATACCAATTAGCATACCAACCGATACCAATTATACCAATTTGATATGCTTTATGCATAGCAAACAGGTACTTAGACATCACACTATTGCTGGTATCGGCTGGTATTCCGCTCATAATTTGTACTTTCCGGCGGTCAACCAGCAAAACCCGTCGTTGACGGCAATTTGCCCATCTTCAACGAGCTTATCAAACGGTCTGTTAAACGCCTGGCTTTTGTTTGTTGCGGTAGTTTTGCCCAGAAAATGCTTTCGCAGATCTTCGACCTCGATCATCCACCTTGTGCCGCCTTCTGGGTATCCTGTTCCGCCTGGATTTATTTTGCCCACCTGATCGCCCTGCAATTGAGTAAAGCATTCAACCATTTTCTTTCCGCTTGGGCTCAGCTTTACCTTTGCTTCTTGCTTACGGTCCTCAGTAACCGGCAGGACGTAGCAGCTCGTCACATTGTCGCCGTCCTCATCGTCGCCGAGGATAACTGTCTCCAGCTCAAATGCGAACTCACGGCCTCCCTCGATCTCCCGTTGCTTAGTTGTCTTGGCAAAGCGAATTCCGCTGACCTCGTCAACGGCAACCTCTATCTCAGTGTCTGTCGCAGCTCGGAGACTTGAGTGCCCCCTGGCTAAATCTGTGGCTTTGCCGGAGTGGTGTACTGACAAAACGCTACACTGGCCGTGCTCACGCAGCGCATCACTGTTAGCAATGTACGCAGTCATATCTTCGGGCCCGTTTTCGTTACCCCCGACCAGCGCCCTGGAGAGCGTGTCTACAACAATAAGAGCGATCTCTCCGTAGAGATCCTTAACCATATCTATCTGTGCCAGGAGCTTCGGGAGGTCGGCGCCTGGATCCAGCAAGTTAACAGGGCAGGGACGTATTGCCAGAGGAACGTTCTCGTCATTGTAGTGATCTTGGATGGCACGAGCTCTGTTGAGATAACCGGATCCTCCTTCGGCGGCATAATATAAAACGACGCCTTGCTTGACGTTATGTCCGTGCCAGGTGCGCCCAGCGGCAATGTGGTAGCTCATGTCCAGGGTAAAGAACGACTTGCCGGTATTTGACTGGCCGTAAACCACTGTCATTTGTTTGGAGCCGATCCAATTCTTTATCAGGTAGTTTGACTGCAACACCGGCTGCGCGTCGCCGATCCACACCAGCTCGTCCAGGAGACTTTCCGGTCGCTTTAGTGTCTTTAACCCTGTTGCTACTGCCTGGAGCCCCTGGCTTGCGTGTACGTCGTTCCAGTCAGTGTCTGGCATGGCTGGCGCTGTCCAGGGCAACCCCGTGCTCTTGGCTGCGTCCTGGCCTTTTTGATTGGCATCGTTATCCGCTGCTATGACCAGCTCCATCTCCGGCCAGGTTTCTTGCAGTGCTTGGCATACGGTCGCCAGGTTGCCGGCATCAAGTGCAAAGATAACGGGCGTGTGATCGCTGGCCATGTGGACCGATACAGAAGTGGCCCAGCCCTCGCTGACAAAACACTTGCCCTGGAAATCTAATTTACCGACGACGCCAAACACGCCCCCATCCTTTTTAAGTCCAGGATTAAACCGCTTGTCGCCTGACGGATTGATGCGCTGGTGCCCAACCTGTTCTCTATTAGTATTGAACAACGGCACCACT